ATATATATTATAATTGTCACTAAAAACCAATAACAAAATTGTAGTAGAATTTTACAAAAAAAACAAACATATCTCTTTTGAAGAAGTCAATGTATTTATGGTGGATATGTTAGAAAAAATGATGCAAAGCGGTCATTCGCCTAATATGATGAATGAAATGAATAAGACACTACTTTGTCTCCAAACAAAAATGGAGACAATGACCCATGATATTTCTAAAATACAAACCGATACCCAAAATAATTTAATTCTAAAAATGATGGAAATGAAGGACCATTATATTGAACAATTAAAATCAGCTTTAACCAATAATGTATCCGAAAAAATACAACCTATTTTGAAAGAACATACATGTATTTTTTTAGATAAAACCCAACTTTTATTGAATGATTTAATCCCCAAAAATCAAGAACATATGAAAACGGAACTAAATCATTCGCTCCAACGATTTGAAACGTCTATTATGAAAGAACAATATAATCCTCATGAATTGTCAACCTTCATTCAAAATTTAGAGACAAAATTCAATCAATCGGTTGTCGAAACAAATGAAAAATTAATGCGGAGCGAACATAAATTAGAATCGGGTTTCAAAGAAATGCGCGAACTTACAACGACCAATCAACAAAATATGTCTCTCATTTTAAATAAAATGGAAAATTCATCGTCCAAAGGGAAAATGTCTGAAAACATTTTATTTAATCTTTTACAACTATTATATCCAAGTGCTTGTATTGATTGTGTCGGAACTCAAAAAGAAACTGGGGATATAATGTTGAGTAGACGAGACAAACACACTATTTTAATTGAAAATAAAAACTGGGACAAAAATGTACCACAAGCCGAAGTTCAAAAGTTTATTCGTGATTGTGAAACACAACAATGTTCCGGACTTTTTTTGTCTCAAAATTATGGAATTTGTAACAAAGATAATTTTGAGATTGATATTCACGATGGAAATGTTTTGTTATATATTCATAATGTAAATTATGACAAAGAAATCATTAAAGTAGGTATTGATATTATAGATCATTTTAAAACAAATTTAGATAAAATCAATGATAAGATTGATGTGAATACTATCAAAAAAGATGTATTGGATAGTATTCATAGAGAATATAATCATTACCGAATTCAAAAAGAAATGCTACAAAAAATGATTAAAGATACGCAAAGTAAGTTATTGAAACAAGTGGACGAACTAAAAATGCCGGATTTAGAACATTATTTATCGATGTATTATTCATTTTCTAGTGGGAAATTTAAGTGCCAATATTGCGATTTTATCAGCGAAAAAAAAGCGGGAATTGCTTCACACGAACGGGGATGTAAAAAGAAAAATTAAATATTTATATAATATATATGGAAGTTAATGAAGTTAATTATGTAAATTATATTTTAAAACAATCAATCAAGGAGTTTGATAAAATGTGTCCAGGTTTTAATATTGCAAAGGATTTGAATAGTATGTTTTCAAACAATAATCCTAATCCCGATTCAAGATCATTATTTAATGATTATACTGCGAATGATGCAAAGAAAGATAGTAAAAATAAACAAAATTACAAGGCACATATAAAAAATATTTGGGGAGTATCCCCTTCTGATTCGTATTCTAATAAGAGTGATACAACTAAGAGGTTATTAATAAAATCACTATTGGATAGTAGTTTTTTAAGAACCGACACTTATACACGTAGTCCCGGTACAAAGAAAACCACATTTGTAGAGTTTAGTCCAAATTGGATCATTCATGATTGTGGACCTAATTATGCTGATAAGGATGACCAGAAAAGTATTAAAAACCCTAGTGGTACTCCAGCGGGATACTTAACAACTACAGCACAAATCATAGATAGTGCTCCATCAAAAACTAAAATTGTTACGAACCATTTAAATAACGGAGAAGATAAAACTTATAATTTAGATAGCATTGGATTTCCACGTACAGAGTTATTATTGAGTTCAAATAATAATAACTTTCAAATAAAATATAAACCCAAAATAGGAGATGAACAAATAATAGATCGAACCAATATAACTGATTGGAATATTGGAAATGAAAAAATAGCACTCGAAATGGGATCGTCAATTTCTGATGCAAAAAAAGAAACTTATATAATCGTAAAAGGAGTTGGAGATGCTTTGAAATCTTTTTTTACTCACGAATATGCATCTCAAAATAATGGTCTAACTTTTGCATTGTTGACCTGCGATATTAACTTATTTATTCGAGCGTTGATGCTTTTAAGAAATCAGGATAATGCATATATCTTATATTCAATGACATTACAGGGTGTTAGTACTGGTTCTTATAAAACGGCTATGGTATATATGAAATCTAGTGAACCCGATTATTCCCAATTATGCAATGAGCTTATCAAAAAAATAGAAACGACATCTGCATACTATATTAATATACTGAAAGAATTGATAATCAAAGAAAAATTTCAAGTATATTCAGATGATTATATATATTATAATCAAGATGGATTTCTAGAAAATTATGTTGATGCAATAAAAAAAAATCTAGTTCTTGTCAACAAGTTTAGAGGAGTTGAAAAAGAAAATTATTCTAAGTTACGTAGTTGTATAGTAATAAAACTATTTACTAGAGATAACCTTATTAAAAGTAGTGTTACACACATATCGGTTGCAACAAAAAGTAATAAATTACGGTTTGATAAAACAAGATTCACACGTATTAGAGGAGGAGGACTTCATTTACCAAGTAACCTTGGAGGCGGATTATCGTATTTTACAGATGAACCCTTAACACTTGGGGATGATTGGTTGCAAATCTATTATTTGGTATATAACATTTATTTTGAAATTTTAACCAAAACCGAATTAAAAATGTTTAGATCCATCGGGATGGCCCCGGACTATGATTTGAAGGATGAAACCAGAGTCAAAAAAACTGAAATTGAACCGTTTATTCAAGAAAATACTTTATATGAATTGCTAACTTATTATTTTGAGGCCTATCATGATTATACTGACGAGGCCATACGTAAATATATTAACGAACTTATACCATTATACACTCCAACAAGTATAGCTACTGGAAATAAAATACGTACGAGACTACGTAATAGACAACGTTCAACACGACCTGCAACAAAACGTTCAACAAAACGTTCAACACGACCTGCAACAAAACGTTCAACACGACCTGCAACAAAACGTTTAACACGACCTGCAACAAAACGTTTAACACGACCTACAACACTTACGAGTCATAAAAGATACCTACAAGGCGAACTATATATCTAGACATAAAAGATATAGACCCCTACAAGACGACCTATATACACAATAAATCCATTTTTTAAACATATAAAAAACCATAATTAAAATATAAAAAACTATAGTATATGAACAATACTAGAAAAAAACTATCTAAAAATGCGCCTACATTTGTTCCGGCAAATCGTCCGATCAATATGCCTTTAGAAACCATAAAACGAATTGTTACCATAAGTAAAGACATACTATTAACACAAGATGATTGGATTGAAATAAATGATCATATACCATTTGATACTACAATTGAATTTACGGATAATAACGATATAGTTATATTATTCAATGCGTATCAACGACCGGGAAACCCTATGAGTATAGAAGGACATATATCTGGCCTACATATAACTAAACATCCAGGTGGTTCTATTAACCGAAAAGGTGCGTTACATTTGAAACTAACCTTTAATCATAACGGCATATACCATAATATATATTATCGTATTTACTTATTTGGAACCGACGAAGAAAAGTTGGTATTAAGCCGTAATCTATTACAATTAGGTGAACTATATATAGATATGGAATCTGACTTTGAATTAAGAAAATTACCCCCTCCTATTATACAAGAACTTTCTAGATTTATATATCCATTTGTAAGTAGTTTTGGTGAAGCCTTTACTCATGTTTATAGTTGAAGCATCATAATAACATTTATGTTTTAAATAGTCTAATACATAAAATTTACATTATAAAATGTTTTTTTACAAAAAAATATATTTTACTTTCCTTTTAAAAACTCATCTCTCTCTCCTCATTTTTACAACCTCAATTTTACAACCTCAATTATTTTTATGCTGTTATTATTTTTAGTGAGTGAGTGAAGTAGTTAATACATAATAAGTGTTAATTAATTATTGTAAAAATATGTTACTCGTTTTGTCTTTTTAGATTTTTAGCAATATATTAAAAATCTAAACCATTTACAATCATAAATAAAAATAAACTCGTAAAATTATGCTAACAACTGAAAACAAACAATTTACTCATTTTTACAAACAATTTACAAACATTTTTTTGCGAGTTACTCATTTTTACAAACATTTTTTTGCGAGTTACTCATTTTTACAAACATTTTTTTGCGAGTTACTCATTTTTACAAACATTTTTTTGCGAGTTACTCATTTTTACAAACATTTTTTTATGAGTTTCAAAAATACAATAAATACGGTAACACATACAAAGATAAAATCAACACAATGATATTTGTATTTTTATTTTGTTTATAGAGATATGCCGAAATGAAAGCCGAGACAATCATCATAGTACTGTCTCCTAAAATGGCTTTGTAGGATAGTTCGTTTGCGTAATCTTTAAATGTATCCATCATTTGATTTACTCCTCTTGGTATGTTACTAAATAAAATATAAAATAATATATCATGACAAATCTGTACGGCTACAGCCAATATAATAAATTTGAATAATGAATATCTTTCAAATACATAATAATAAATGTATCTTGTAACAATGAACGCAAGTAATATAATGAATACGTCAGACATAACAGCCGACAAATTATATTTTAAATACCATTGATTCAACACTTTGGATCGGAGGGTTCGCGTATTCAATAATAAAATTACAATTAAATCTGTAATTAAAACTCCATTCAATAATGGTAAATAATTTGTATTATTAAAATCAGCAAAATTATAATTTTATAAAATTTATTTTCCTTTCCTTTTAAAAACTCATCTCTCTCTCTCCTCATTTTTACAACCTCATTTTTACAACCTCAATTATTTTTATGCTGTTATTATTTTTAGTGAGTGAGTGAAGTAGTTAATACATAATCAGTGTTAATTAATTATTGTAAAATTATGTTACTCGTTTTGGTTTATTTATTTATTTTAGTAATTTAATAATATCTAACCATTTACAATGCTAAATACAAATAAACTCGTCAACATATGCTAACAACCGAAAACCAACTATTTTAGTCATTTTACTCATTTTTACAAACAATTTACAAACATTTTTTTACGAGTTGCTCGTTTTTACAAACATTTTTTGTTTGTTTTTTCGAGTTTTACTCGTTTTTACAAACATTTTTTTATGAGTAAACATATTAAAGATAATGTGTATGCTACTATATGAGCTATTCATGTGAAAAATGTAATTATCATACCATTCGGCGTGAAAATTATAATAGACATATGCTTTCTTTGAAACATAATAAAGAAAATAATGAAGATACATTATGTACTTATTGTAATAAACAATTTAAACATTCGCAATCTATGTATAGACATATAAAATATACGTGTAAAAAAAATAAGGACGAAGATTTAAAGGAACTTGTTCGATTAATGAATCTACAATTGGACCAACAACGAAATCAAATTCTGATAAAAGATCGTGAAATAGAATATCAAAAACAACAAAATGAGAATCATCAAAAACAAATTGATAAATTAATGGATAAATTACAAGTCAACCATATTACAAATAATACAACCAATATAAATATTCTTTCCTATAGAGACACAGATTTGTCTCATTTAACCAATAAAGATTATATGAACGCCATAAAAAAAGTAACTTATTGTGTAAAAGACATGATTGAAAAAATACATTTTAATCCATTGAAGCCAGAAAATAGAAATATTTATATTTCGAATATGAAAGATAAATACATAATGGTTTACGAAGAAGGAAACTGGAACATAAAACATAAATCAATTGAAATAGATAATTTATATGAAAGCAAAGAAATATTATTAGAAGACTGGTTAGAAGAATATGGTACAGATGAATTACGTCAAAAGTTTAATAAGTATTTATCTAATAAAGAAAATGAAGATATTATCCATTCTATAAAAGAAGAAATTAAAATGATGTTGTATAATAAATAATTCTATATATATATGGATCAATTCGTAGAAGAAATTTTAATTGAATATGTAAAAGAACAGTATTTAGATAGAAAGAAAAATGCTGAAATGGTAATTCGTGATTTTTGTTTGGAACAAAAGCCGTTGTCTATTACTATATATAGAGGACATGGTAAATCGTCTACAATTAGACCCGGATTATGGTATTCAGCATCAAGTGATATAGAGGTTGCTTCAACTTCATTTTCTGGTAAAGATTGTTGTGTTTTTGCAATTCATTTGCTAGATATTCCTTGTATTAATATAATTAAATTAATTGGTGATAAAATTGGTGATAAAAAAGATGAAAAAGAGATTATTTTTTTAGGAGGCGGCACATTTTATAAAAATAAAGAACTAACCGAAGAAGGGTTTTTAGAAGTAGGAATGGATCCGTTCAATAAAACTATGTTTGAATGTTGGTATTCATTAAAACCTAAAGTAAAACAAAATGCAGCAGAAAATGCAGCAGAAAATGCAGCAGAAAATGCAGCAGAAAATGCAGCAGAAAATGTACAACGAGCATTGAATATTATTCCACCGGAAGAATACGAATTTATTGAATCTGTAAATGATATAGATATTGGTTTTAAAATGACTAAACAAGAAAAACAACACGTCTTTGAAGAAATACAAAAAAGAAAACATTTAGCCGGAAAAAAAAGAAAAAAAACATTGAAACATAAAAAAAGAAAAAAAACATTGAAACATAAAAAAAGAAAAAAAATATTGAAACATAAAAAAAAACATACTAAGCGAAAAAGTCGCCGTTAGTGAACCAAACCTTTCCATAGCTCATAATTGTCTTTCATCCATTGTTTTGTCAATTTTATTTTATAGTTTTTGAAATATATCGTTTGATTGGTTTTTTTCGTTATCTTAATTTCAGTTAAAATACTTTTAGGTAATATATCTATTTGCATACTTCGTATAGTATATATGGGTTTTGGATAGTTTTCAGGTGGACATGACCACGCTATAATAGTATCTTCTTCGGTTTTAATACCCAAATAAAGAGGTCTGAATCCATTTGAATCTTCGTTTAGAAAATAGAACGTCATAATTGAAACACTATTTATATAATGTTTCAATTTTATATAATGTATGTATATTTATTAGAATGTAGTGATGGGTGTACTTATGTTGGCGCAACTGTGAATCTAGAACGTAGATTGCGACAACATAATAAAGAAATAAAAGGTGGCGCAATAGCCACTACTTCAAAAGTAAATAAAGGTTATTTATGGAGGCGTTTATGTTATGTGAAAGGATTTCCGTCTTGGCAAACCGCACTTCAATTCGAATGGCGCTGGAAACAAATATCGCGAAAAATAAATTTACCGCCTCTAGAAAAACGAAAAAAAGCATTAGAATTATTATTGGCTCTTGACCGACCCACTACAAAAGCAATTCCTTATTGCGAATGGAATCCCGAAATTATTTATGAATAGGTAAGTTATACGTTGGTTTGTTTCCTTTATAATCCGTTTGTATGGAATACTTATCATTTTCTTTCACCAATACTTGTTTGGATACAACTTTAATATTACTTTTAATTATATCATCTATTTTTACCATAATCCATTTTTTATTACCTTTTTGTATTTGTATATAATTGTCTATTTTCTTCAATCTATATTGGTCGATCATATAGCCTACGTTAGTGAATTTTTTTATGAGGTCTATATATTTTGGTTGAGGAATTACCCATTCTTTATGGAACATAATATACTCATACTCGTCTAACGTATAATTTACCATGGTTACGCCATTGGAATCCATATTTATAGATTTAAAATTTGTATTGGCGTAAATTAAATTAGAACTAGATTTTGAATAAAATACTTTGTTTTTAATAAAGAAGGTTTGTTTATCGATATTTAAATTTCCAGTAATAATAATATCTTCTTTATCCTTTATTTCTAAACCTTCCAAACAGTTTTGTAAATAAAGTGTTAAATTAATTAATTCATCTCCTTCAAGTTTAGAAATTAAGTGAATTACTATAATATTAAGTATTTTATCATTTTTATCATTTTTTAATTTAATACCATAACAATAAAATTCACTATATGTTTTTACCTTAATATAATTTGTCCAATATATTTGTATTGTTTTATCACCACTAAACTCATAATCTAATTTAAGTATTTTTGGATTATCTAAAATAATTATTTCAGGATTATAATATTCTATATCTTCTATTTTGAGTTCACCTGTCGTAAATAATAATTTACTATTCATCTTTGATTTTATTATAGGAAAAGGTGTTACAGGTTTTATTAAAGGTATACTTGAATGTATACTTGATTGTAGAGTGGAATGTTTTTTTGAATATTTTTTTGAATGTACGCTGGAATATTTTCTGGAAAGTTTTTTTGATTTCAGAGAATAGCGTAATCTAGATACTCCATATAATAATCCTAACGCACCCATAGAGGATATTATAAATACATCTGTCATATTATATATATATATATCTTTTTAGATTCCATTAAATATTTTCTACTTCATTTTTTCTTGTAACCCTTTTACTTTTAGGCTTAGCCATCGAACGTTTCTTATTTGTATTCTTGATTCCTAGTCTTTCAATGATTTTTTCATAGGGTGATGCTATTTGTATTATTATTATAATGTTTCGGCTTTTTTTTCTTACTAAGATTAAGTATATTATTCCCTTTGACCCTTACTATCTTTTTATTAGATATATACCAAGGAGCAAAGGGATGAGGTTCTACGTAGGAAGACTGACTAGTTAATTCAGAAATAGATTTATTTGATCGGCTTGACCTAGATGCTGCTGGTAATGATGCGGCAGCTCTCCGCGAACTAGCCGAACTAGAGTTGGAGGCTGAACTAGAACGTTTATAGGATTTACCCTTATTTTAAATTGCGTTTTTGTCTAGATTATAAGTTTCGCCAGAAGTGGACTCTTCTCTATAAACATTCTTTGGTTTTACTACCAATTGTTTACCCTTATTTTAAATTGCGTTTTCGTCTTGATTATAAGTTTTGCCT